GGAAATCGCGTAACGTGGTCCTGGTAGGACTCAACGGTTCCGATTGATTCCGCGCTCTTCCAATGCTCAATGGCAGCAGCGCAGGGATCGGCCGGAGCTGGCGGCGGGGTCACCGTTATCTGCAGCTTGCCATTGAGATAGAACTCCCCGATCAGCGAAAGCGACAGCTCCGGAAGCTGGGTCTGCCGCGTCGCCGTGTAAACCTCGGCACTGATGCGCCGGAAAATCGTGCCGATTTCATCCTTGGCTTCGATGTTCTTGAGGAAAGCGGCCGTATACGGACTGTTGCGACCATTACCGTCCTCTGCCGTGCGGCCGGCCTGCGTCGCATAGGCAACGATCATGCCCTCCGGGCTGTCGATCTTGGCCAAACCGCGCTGCAACGGTAGGGCACGAGTGGTTCCTAACGATCGCTTCAGTTCTTCGGCCAGCGGATTATCCCGGCAAGCGTCCACGACAAGGATGCGGAGCTTCTTTGCTTGCTGGAGGTCCTGCACCATCTCGTCGAGCCGGACCAAGCGCCGCAGATCCGCCTCATCAACGAGCCGAGTATCTATAGGCGCAAGATAATTTACACCGGCGAACTGCAGCGCATGCCCACTATAGTAGAATAAAGCGACATCGGCCGCGCGGGCGGCCCGCGCAAAACGGATCGTCACCTCATCCATAGCAGCCTTTTCCAGATCGTTGGCGAGAATGGTTTCAAATCCTGACCGCTTGAGCGCAGCCGCAACGTCCGCGGCGTCGTGCGCCGGGTTGGTCAGGCGTGGGGCATGTTGATAGGCGCCGTTTCCGATCACAAGCGCGACGCGATTTTCGGCAAACGACGGAGTAGCACAGATCCCCAATATGGCTGCGGCCAAAGCGGCCAACGCTGCTCGACGCATGAGCCCCCTCCTGCAGCAGTTCGCGCAGTAACTGACTTTATTATGATTTTTCGGCCAGGTGAAGCGTGAGAGGGTTCACACACACGGCCAGTCAACACACCCCGCTGGCCAAAGCGCGCTTATATGAAAGTCAGAAACGGAATGCATCCTCGTGTCCAAGCGCTAATGCGAAAGGAGGACAAGACGAATGGCTTTGGAGGACTGGCGATGAAGGATGAAGGCGCAAGAAGGCAGCGCTTAGCCGGCAATCAGATCGTCAAGCTTATTGCCAAATCGGCTGTCTACCCCGCGGCGCAATATCGACCCTTATAAAGCGCTTGTAGGGCCCGATTTGGTGGCGCAAAAGATCGCGCCCTGATGTCCGAGTTGGGTCAAAAGCGGAAAAGCTCGGCTTGAGCATTTGTTGTCCGCTATCCCGCCAGAAGCGGACTTCGCTCGGTCGCTTCGCGATGTCCGCTAAGTGCCAGAAGCAGACATTCGGCTCTGTCACGCAACACCGTCATAGACTGATAGTGTAACCCCCATCGACCACGATTTGTTGTCCAGTGACGTAGGAAGCAGCATCCGACGAAAGAAAAACGGCAACACCGGCGAGGTCACGTGGCTTGCCCCAGCGCCGCAGCGGCACTCTGCTGTTGAGCCGTGCGACGTACTCATCGCTTTGCAAATAGGACGCGGTGAGGTCTGTTTCGAAATAGCCAGGCAAGATGCCGTTGCATGTGATGCCATATTCTCCAAGTTCGGAAGCAAGGGAGCGCGTTAGGCCGATAAGTCCGCTCTTCGATGCTGTATAACCGTGGACTTTCCCTAATCCCAGAATGCCCGCAATCGAGGTTGTGAAAATAATTCGCCCATGTTTCTCCCGGCGCATCGATACGGCCGCGTGTTGCGCGAGAAAGAAGCAAGCCTTGAGGTTCGCGGCAATAACTCGATCCCAATCCGTTGGCGTCCAGTCCGCTAGCGCCACGCGATGGTTGATGCCGGCGTTAGCGATCAGGATGTCGAGCCGGCCATAGCGTGTGGTGATGGCATCGATTGCCGCCTGCGCGGCACGCTGGTCGGTCACGTCGAAGGGTGATGTGTCCGCCTTCAGTCCGCGCTCACGCAGAGCACGCGCAACCGCTTCGAGCGTATCGGCGCTACGGCCATTGGCAACGACGGTCGCTCCTGCCTCCGCCAATCCTTCGGCCATGGCAAGCCCGAGGCCGCGAGAGGCGCCGGTGATGAGCGCAACTCGCCCATCAAGCGAAAACAGCTGATTGGCGGCAGTCACGTCGTGCCCCAGGCCGAATTGATCCTCCATTTTGCCCGGGCTCCAAACTTATGCAAGGCAGGTCTGCTTCGGGTCAAAAGCGGAAAAACTCGGAATGAGCACAATACGTCCGGTTTGCCCCCGAAAGCGGACCTTCCGACCTCTGCGCGTTTACGAGTACACGCCCTAATGTCTAGTCGGCGAAGGGGCATGGAATCCCAAATCTTCTGCCATGCGCAGGCGATAATCTTGCGGGCAATTACAATCTGGGCTCTTGCACGGTTTATGTTCGCAGCGGGGTGGATCGACAATTTTCAAGTGAATTATGATTGCATCGGGGTTTTCCCGGCGGGACTTATCCGCGCCCTCCGGGTCATCAGTGAACATAAATGTCTTTGATATGTGCGTCATGATCTGATTGTTCCTTACAATACTCCGCTCAAATGCTTGCCCTCAATATCCAGTGTATTCGTTTCGCGTTGAATCAATCCATTGACGGCTATCATTGTCTTCTTCGCGCGGCTCGCGGCAGGCGACTTGCACCCCGCTCATAATCAGATAGCGCGTTGCATCCATCAGGTGGTCGTTCTGCTTGACGATCTTGCCCTTTTCATCGCGGCGGTAGATGCGAAACTCGGAAAGCCAGTTCTGCAAGGAATTGAAAACGAACAGCCGGCCGTCGCTCAGCCGTTCCCACACCGCATATAGTCCCGCCTCGACCGCGTTCTCAGCGGCTGCCAGCAGCAGACCAAGGTCACTGTACTGTTCGATCAGCCGCGTCCCATCGACCTGACTACGCCCCCGGGCAGCGGGGTCGATCACTCCTGGTATCCAGACCCCGCGCGCACGAATCGAAGCGGCATGAATGGCCGGCTCGGCTTGCGCGCGATAATGCTCGGCATAGAGAAAGATCTTGTCCTCGTCGAGATTCCACGCGCCCCAGACCGGCTGCCGTGCGGTTCCAGCCTATGTCTAACGCGTAACAGCGCGGCCAATATCTTGGTATTTCGAACGGCTTGCAGACAATCTCAGATTCAGGGACCGGATAGATCGCACCGGAGCCAAGTTGCGGTATTCCTTTGGATCGCGCATCACGCTGATAGGGTGGGATCGAAGCATATAGGTCTTGCTTGGTTTGCTCGTCGAGATGGGGAACATCATCCCAGCCAGCCATTACGACATATTTGCTCATGATGGCATCCGGCCTTCGGGCAAGTAATTCATTACGACCTCGGACAGACCAAGCATCGGCGTAAACGTGCACATCACCAATCCGTTTGTGGTCATGGTTCGCAGTAGACATTCCGAATAAACGCCCAGGTCCGGTTCTTCATCGAGCCAGATCACGTGCTTGCCGGTGCCCTGAAAGCTAAGCCGTTTCTGATCGTAGGATTTGAGCGTTAGCGAGCTTGTCCCACCAGTCTTGTGCTGGACGTAGATGTCTTGGACTGCGTCTGGAATGCCCTGGCGGCTAGTAGTTCGAACGATCAGCGCTTTCCGGATCAATCCGGTCCCAAAGGCACCAACCGGCCCAAGCAATTTGGCTTGAATAATGTCCCTCACGGTCTGCGATGTATCGCCCGCCGCCCACGCCTCAATTGGAGGATCAAATGTTCTACCCTCCCACCAATCCGGGTATTCACCGGTGAGGTGGCATGTCAGCTCAAATCCGCCTACGCCTTCGGTCTTTCCGACGCGATTGGCCGCAAGGAAACACCGCTCACGATGCTCAATCCCAGCCCGAAAGAACTCCAAATGCTTGGGATACAGTTCCCGCCGTAGCGGCCCCTCGTCGGGGTAATAGCTGGGGCGCGGACTAAAGCGGCGCGAGTTAAACAGGGGGTCGGCAAGGCCGACTAGGCCCTCTATCCGAACCGCCGCGAGTGAGTGATATTCCTGGGCGGCGGCGACCTACTTGGTCTCTTAGCACCGTACTTTTCAACACCGTTAGCAAGCGCAGCCCACTGCCCAGCTGTTTGTTCCAACAT